TCATGGAAGGATCTGCGAAAATCATATCACTTATTGCTAGAGATGAGAACCAGCATCTGGCAATAACACAACAGATATTAAAGAACTGGAGAAATGGTGATGATCCAGATATGGTTGAGATTGCAAAGGAAGAAGAACCTTGGTTGGTTAAAACATTTGAAAGAACTGTAGACGAAGAGAAACGTTGGGCAGAATATCTTTTCAAAGATGGTAGTATGATTGGTTTGAATGATAAATTATTACACCAGTATGTTGAATGGATTGCAAATAAGAGAATGAAGCATATTGGTATCAAACCAATCTATGATGTTCCTTTAAAGAATAATCCATTACCTTGGACACAACATTGGATCTCATCAAAGGGATTGCAGGTTGCACCACAAGAAACAGAAGTCGAATCTTACATCGTTGGAGGAATTAAACAAGATGTCAAAAAAGACACATTCAGCGGATTCAAACTCTAAAGAGATAGAAGAATCTATCAAAGCATATCGTGAAGCAGCCAAGGCAGACGCTTGGTTGTTTGGCGATTATGATGCTTACGAATCGTATGATATAAATACTAAAAAAGTGTCTGAAGATAGTGAAAACCTTTGAAAAATTCTTAGCAGAATCAAGCAAACAGTACAAATCTCTTGGTGATAACACTGGGAAGATTGACACTAAGAAAACGCCTGGTAATATACTGTCAGATATTGAACAGAAACAGTTTGTTAAAAATGAGAAGAGTAAGAAGCAATATGTAAGAAATTTAGAACCACAAAATAAAGTTAAGAAAAACGTAATACCTGGTAGTAAACAACCACCAGTAACAAGATATGATTCAAGAGAACCATTCATGGATGATGATCTTGGTCAGAGGACAGGAAAGACTGGAGATAAGGTAAGTAATAAACAACCATCTCAAACAGGTAAAGTAGTTCTTGATGCTAAGGGAAATCCTTTAGCTTACAAAGGTAAAAACATTCCTGTATCAGAACCAAAAGCGGGTGAAACCATGATCAAGGGCATTAAGGATGCTGATTTGGAACAGAAGGCACTTGATCAAACCAGAAAAGACCTCTTAAAATCAAAAAATACTGTAAAGACAGATCAAAATCCTCCTACTAAGACCAATACAGTAAAACCTGATCAAAAATCAGTGGATACTCCAAATACGACTACAAAAAAGGATAAAGTTACCAGTAGTAAAATAGATCTAAAAAAAGGACAGAAACAACTTACAGATCTTGACCTTGATAAAATTCAAACTAATAAAACCCCAAGAGTTAAACGAAAAGTTACCAGAAGTAAAATAGATTTAAAACCAGGACAAAAACAACTTACAGATCTTGACCTTGATAAAATTCAAACTAATAAAACCCCAAGAGTTAAACGATTTGTAACAAAACCAAAATCTATAACTGATTTTCAAGGATTTGCAAAAAGAGGTGCTCAAAGAACTGGATTAGCACCAACTAAACCTAAAATTGAGGTTGGTGGTAAATTAAAAACTCTTTCTACGGATAAAGTTACTAAAGATATTCTTAAACAAACACCGAAACGTTTAAAATTATCTAGAGCATTAGGTACTCTTGGAAGAGTTGCTGGTGGTGCATATGCGGTTAAAGACTTCATGGATGTTGCGAGAAAGGAAAAGGCATTAGGTAGAAGTAAAACTTCAGCAAGACTTGGAGGTCTGTCGAGAGCATTAGGTGGTTATATTGGTGGTGGAATTGGAGCTACATTGGGTAGTGGTGTTGCAGGTTTACCAGGTGGTATTGTAGGTGGTGGAGCAGGATATCATTATGGAACAAAGGTTGGTGACAAACTTTACAATATTGGTAGACAATACGCAACAGGTGAAAAGAAACTCAACGTAGGTAAGACATTTAAAAATCTTAGAAATGATATTAACGCTAATGCAAAAAAACTTAATTTAAAAAATTTGGGTAGAAATATAAGGGATCAAAAGTAATAAATAGATAGAAGACAGAATTTTTAAAGTAATGGAATCTTTATCACCGAGACAGATAAAAGAAATAAATTCTTTGTATAGTGGAATCTATGAACCTGAAGGGGAACTTGTTGAGAGATATTTAAGTGAAGATGAAATTAGATTCAACTATGCTTATGTTTTATCAGAATCTAAAAATGATTATACTCAGGAACAACTAAGTGCAGTTGTTGAAGTCATGACTGAGATGACTCTGAACATTCAGAGAGGTGAGCAAGCAATATCGAAAATACTTGGTGAAGAAATAGCACTAAGTGAAACAGTTGGATTTATTGAGGAAGTAGATTTACAAGAAGGAATAATTAAAACACTCACTGGATATGGTTTGAAGGGACAGCGAGGAAAACTTATGAAATTCTTATCAAACAGAGTTGCAAAAAAAATTCCAGGAGTAAATCCTAAAAGGGCAGTGGGTTCAATCAGAAGAAATATAACAAACGCACTTGGAGTAAATATGGCTAACCAACTTGATACTTCAACTGGAGGTCATGTTAAAGGATTTGCAGCTAACTTGGGGCATGCTGTTGCTGGTCAATTAAATCCTATGCACGGTATTAGAGCCTTCCTCAATAAAAAAACAAAAGTAGTGGATGAAAAGTAATGATGACATCAGAAGAAATTAAACAAATAGTCGAAGACTATAAGAAAAGCAATTCTCAGAGTCTTAATGAGATGAAAATCAAGATCGGTCCTTTAGAGTTCGACACAAGGAACGTTGGTAGACAAGACAGAGATAAAAGAAGGGAAGAGAAAACAGAAATTAAAAAAAAGGAAGAGAAATTAGAAACTAAAAAAAAGGAAGAGAAATTAGAAACTAAAAAAAAGGAAGACAAAAATGACAATGTAAACTTACCTAATAATGATGGTAAGACTGATGATAAGACTAAAGTAAAACCAATTACTGATGGTGATAAGACTAAAGTAAAACCAATTACTGATGGTGATAAGACTAATGATAAAACTAATGATAGTTCTCAAGAGAATAAAGTTAAAAAGCAGGGACCTGATTTAGATGCTATAAGTAAGTACACAAGTAATACAGATATTTCCATGAAGGATTTTGAAAGTCCTAAAAAAGAAGTCAAACCAAAAATATCACCTGCAAAATTTAGCACTTCTCAAAGACAAACAAAAGGTTTGGTGAAAAGTGGAGAATTAAAAGATACTGACCTTAACAAATTTAAGAGATCAAATGTGTACACCGCTGATGATGGTAAAACACAGGTCAACAGATCAACTATCTTTACAAAGGCAGCATTTGATTTTGGTAATGTTAAAAAGGGGCAACCACTTGGAGTTTTAACAGGTAGTCAACGTAAAAAATATGATTTACAAGTGGCGAATATGAATAATAAAACAAAAGTTGAAGCTTATGATTTAGTATTAGATTACGTTTTATCTGAAGGTCATGCAGATTCATTGGATGAGGCACATTATGTGATGATGCAGATGGATGCAAATACCATTCAACAAATTATAGAAATGTCTAGTCCATAAGATAAAATACCTAATTCTATATTATGAATGATATAAATAATGAGGTATATGATAATCCTTGGACTTTTAATGGTGATATATTCACTACTGGGGATATCAAGGAGTATTATGGATTTGTTTATTGCATCACAAACACCATAATTAATCGTCAGTACATTGGTCGTAAGTACTTTTGGGCATTTAGAACACCAAAAGGCAAAAAACGCAAATCGAAACAAGAATCCGATTGGAAAAAGTATTACGGATCTTGCCCAGAATTAAAAGACGATCTCAAAACATACGGAAAGGAGATCTTTAGAAGAGAAATATTGAGTTTACACACCACAAAAGGAAACTGTAACTACGAAGAGACCAGACAACTATTTTTGAATAACGTGTTATCTGAATCTCTTGACGATGGAACACCTTTATACTATAATAGTAATATTCTAGGTCGTTATATGCGAAAAGATTATGGGAACTTTGGAAAAAACTCTTCATTCAAATCGTGATTGGGCATTAAAACGTGTACATACTCTTTGCGAGAGTCATAATCATGAAGATGTTGTAAATGCGTATGCAATTGCTTTAGAATATATGGAGTGGTTTGCTCCAACAAGTGAATTTACAGACATCTTATCACTGCAGTTTAAAAAGTTATCAGATGACTAACAATCATTCAAAAGAATTTATTAAAAGAATAAACAATCAAATTCAAAAACTTAAGGATGAAGGAAAACTTGACGAAGCAAATTGCCTTCAACTTACATATTTTCCATCTGCAAAAGATACTAAATAATATAACTTAACAATTAGTAATATATATGAATCGAATTTGGATAAATTTAAATAGAGGTATGAATTCTATTCCTGCAGGGAGTCGAGACTTAGTAGAATTTGGATTTTTTATTTGTATTGGAATTACAGCAGGTTCATTGGGACTAATTTAAATGAACGACATAACAGTTTTTATATACCTCATGGGGTTTGCAGCAGTCTTTGGTATGACTTGCGTGTATTTTTTCATGATGATGAGGTCAACATTAAACTCTTTTGATAAGAGACCAGTTAAATCATATGATGATGCGATGAGAGCGTATCGAATGCCAGCACCACATCCAGAAATGGAGGGAGTGAAGTTTGGAGAGGAGTTGATGGTGTTCACACCTAAAGAAGAGGATGAAGATGATGATGGTGATTCTGTAATTTCACGTTAGATAAATAGAGCTGCCTGTAATTTGGGAATATGGCAGAAGATTCAAAGAAAAAACCAGTTGGACCTATTGGGAGACTGAAAGAACTCGCAACAGACAAAGAAGAACAATTAGAATTGCTTAGTGTTTTAGTGAGAATAATTGTTCTTTTTTGGTCAGGTGCAATATTATCATTAAATTATGTGACTATTCCTAACTATGAAAAAGATAAGATTGATCCAACTTTCATAGCTTCGGTCTTTACGGGGGTCCTAGCTACCTTTGGAATTGAGACTGCCAAGAAGAGGGGTGACGGTACAATGAAAGTTGGTGGAGGTAGTGGTCCTGGTGGAGCAGTATCGAAGCAGGACATGGAAAAGTTGATTGAGAAAGCAACTCAAGCAGCACCTGCTCAAACTATAAGAATCGAACAAGCACCATTAGTATTATCACCTCAACCACCAAAACCAGATGATACTAAAAAAACATAATGAAAAAATATGAAATAAAGTGGTCTAAGATTTTTGCTTTTGGACTTGGTGGGGTTCTTGGTTTATCTCACATTGGTATGATTGGAATGATAAGTCGAAAAGATAATCTTCCAATCATAAATCCACCTGTAGGACCTTACACATCATATAAAGTGAGTGTATCCGAAGACGGATATGCTATTACATATAAAGCAAACGATCCTAAGACTGCATATATCAGTAAAGATATTAAAGAGAAAGGTGGTTTCTTAGGTCTAGCAAATGAAACTACTCAAGTTACTGAAGAATACTTTATGGATGGTCAGACCAACCAAGGAGGACCTGTATCTAACAATAGATCTTGGATAGATCAACCACCTGGTTTGACTAATCAACAAGCAAAGGAGATTGCAGAATATCGAAAAAGTGAAGCCTGTATCAAAGCAATCGGATCCGCAGAGGGTACAGGCAGATTGGTTGGTTCCAGTGTTGGTGCTGCTGCTGCTCCTACTCTTTCCACTATTCCTTTTGTTGGTTGGGTTGCTGCTGGTTGGGTAGCAATGTTTGGTGGTAATCAGGGTGCAGAGATAGGTGGTCAGATGGCTGAGGATTTAAACAAATCTTGTTAGTGTGTAAACCGACACATTGATGCGTAATTATACCTATTTGCTATAATAAATAATAGCAATGGAG